TAGTCCTGAAGGCAAAGGTCTTTCTATTATTCATCAAGTAGAAGATTATGTTTGTTCAGTGTTAAATGATCGTAGTTATGATAAGGCTATGGTTAAAACTGGTAAAGAACTTGCTCGTAAGATAGCGATTCGCGTTAAAGATGCTAGTGCTATCCGTGTTAAAGAATCCACTAAAAACAGTATTGAAAAACATTTTGCTCCTGAATTAAACACGAGTATTTGGATTGTGGAGGCCGCACAATGAACTTGTATTTTATTCGTATACAAACACGCACAGATGACTTTAATGTTCGCATTCGTGCCAATTCTAAAGAACAGGCTGAAGCAATAGTTCGTAAAGATTACGACAATATCTATCAGATTGATATTGCTGACATCACTTGGGCGGAGGCCGCACGATAATATACACCATAGATCTACAGCGTTGGTATGAAATAGAAGATGCCCTAGATTGGGACTGTGTGCCATTTCGCTTGCATCATGCTGAATTTGAAGACACAGTGGGCCTAGAGTTTGATAGCATGGCAGATTTGACTTGGTTTGTTTTGCGGTACATAAACTAGAACAAAACACGCGGCCACCCACCGCTCACGGAAATGGATTCAGTTTGTGGCCCACGCTAAATAAACTATATGACAACCACCAACGCCATCATCAACGCCGCGGCTGAACCTTTACGCCAAGGTCGTTACAAGATCAAAGCACCCACAAGAGGAGGCGCCCGCCCTGGCGCTGGTCGCCCCAAGGGCTCAACGGCTCTCATAACCGCCAGAACCTTGGTAGAAGCCATTGAGGCGGAAGCTGGTAAACCTTTTGAACAAATGCTGGCAGAAGGTTATGTGGATGCTGTGGCCAACCAGGATTCAAAAACACGCTTGGAATATGAACGCATGATCCTGGGCAAGGTTGTATCAGACCGTACAGCAGTAGAAGTAACAGAGAGTGAAGATGTAGCGGCTCAGAAGGCTGAAGCTTTTGCTCAAGCACTCCTAGCCTTGAACACCGTAAGCAAGGATAAACAATGAGCCTAGGACGATTAAACGGCAAACCCATGCCAGGTGCCGCACCCGCATACACACCCAATCCGCCAGGACTAGGCCAATTTGACACGGCCATTGGTGCCATTGGTGCTGTAGGGCCTGTGGCTCCAGGTGCCATGCCAGGACAGGGTTATGGACAAAGTGCCATGTACAATCAGATAGACCCACGTGCAGGTGCAAGTACCCAACGTGGCGGAGTCATCAGCAACGCAGGTCAAGACAACATGTTTACAGGAAGAAACGTGCAAAGTTATCTCGCGCCTGGCAATCCTGGCACAGGCTTGTTTAACAACCAGGTTCAGGCAGCCAGCCAGGCCAAATACAACCAGGGAAGAAGCCGTTTCTAATGAGTCAAGGTAAATTAGCAGGTAGTCAACCCACCAACACAGGTTACAGTCCTACACCTAATCAAGCCACGATAGGTCAGTTTGGCAATGCATTTGGCGCGCCTGGCGCAGTAGGTACCCCAGGCGGCTTTGGTTCAGGTGCAGTACAGCCGCCATCAGCGGCGCCCAGCTATGTGAGTGGTCTAGGTGCGGGCTTTGGTAACCAGGTAGGTCCTGTTGCACCCATGGAAGACAGCATTGCAAATCACAATGACGGCGCGGGACACGTAGATCAGCTACAAGGATATTGATATGATAAAGCCCACAGGAGCCTTAAACAAGATGGTCAAGACCAAGCGACCCAGTAACACCAGCTCTGCCAATCCTCCACACAGTATAGATGGTTATGAACCACACAGCCGCCACAGTGAACAACGTAGCCGTCACTATAAAGAAGTTGTAATTGGCGACATGGATACAGGACAGTTTGGTGACAAGGCCATACAAAAACTAAACCCAAACACAGCAGGTGTGGGCATACGTAGCTTCAACGGCCTAGCAAACTGACATAAATAAACTTATAACAAAGGTTAACACAATGCCCCTAATTAAAAGCACAACGAAACAAGCATTTGGTCACAATATTGGAGCAGAGCTACGAGCTGGCAAGCCAATGAAACAGGCCGTTGCTATTGCCTATGCTGAAAAGCGTGCCGCAGGTGGTAAGGATTCTGAACATCATTCAGCACATTCCAGCAAGCGTAGTGCAGACTACCATGCCAAAACTGTAGAGCCAAACTTTGTGCGTCACGAGTCCACACGGATGACCAAGCTGAATCAGCGTAAGCAAAGTGACCAGGACGAATCAGAAATGGTCAAAGAATAACATGAGCTTGATGCGTCAAGGCAAGCCCAAGCAGGCCATGAAGTTGAAGGGTGTATATACACTTAATCCAACCAAGGCAGTGATGAAACAAGGTAGTGAGAAGGCCCGCAAGGCTGTAAGTGGTAGTAAAAAAACTAAACAGCCAGTAAAGGCAAAAGGAAAAACAAAATGAAAAACAATTCAACTCTAAGCCGCAAGCCTAGTAATGATATGAAAAAGAATCAGGGCCTAGTCAAGCCAGTTCGTCGTAGTGACCAATCAGGTGATGGCGCTGATTTTGCCTTTAACGGACAAATGGGTGATGGCGTTAACCGCATGAAGGGTGGCATCTCATGTGCCAATCCTTACACCATTGGTGACCGTGCTGACAAACAAAATGTGGGTTCTGGTCCACGCAAAGGCAACACATCAAGCTCCAGCATCATGGGTGGTAAGAGTCCTAACTTGACCATTGCCACAGCCGCACAAGGTGGCGTATTAGGCACAGGTTTTAGTTGCCCACCAGTTGGCAACGCAGACAAGATTTACATGGGTCTTGGTCCACGCAAAGGTAATGAATAATGAGTAACGCTATTGTAGTCATTGGACCAACCAAGGTCTTAACACCAGCCGCGGGCACAACTGCCAACGTGGGCAACGTGGCCACACGCAGTACCACATTCCACGTGGCCAATCCCAGCACAACTGTTAATGCCTATGTGGGCATATTCAACAACTACGCTGATGCCATTGCCATGGATCATCCTACAGTGGGTTCAGATGCAGGTGGCTTGATCATAACTCCAGGTGAAAGCATGATCTTAGAAGGTAACTTTGGTGCCAGTAGCCTAACAGCAGGTGCCAACGTGTATGTTGCGGCCATTACAGCAGTGGGCACAACATCCATCTTCTTTACACCCATATCAGAAAATTCAACACCATATTAAGGATATAGTCATGAACAAAGGTAAAGTACTACGCGATGAAGAGATCAATCCAGGTTCCAAGTCAACCAAAAATCTGCATCATCGTGACAATGTGAATGTACCGCAAGGTCCACGCACAGGCAACACAGGCGCACATGCCGCAAAACGTGGTGCGTTTAAGACAGCCAAAGCAGAACGTGCTCCGCTGGCTGATATGATTGAGCGGGCATTTGGTGCACGTGGTACCCGTGACAAGGAAGAAATCAATCCTGGTCTAGAAGGTGTACACAGTGATACCAATGTCAAGTACAAGAAAAAGAAATAATAAGTAACTTTAGTATTAGTACATAAGTATTGGTGTATAACAACAACAATACTTCAACAAAGGTTTAGAGCGTGTCCTTAACACGCTCATATTTTATTTTAAGGAACGGTAATGAAAAAAGAAACCACACTCGCACCCGCATTCGCGGACACAAAACCCCAGCATGATTTAGGATTTGACTTAGAAGGTCTAATGTCAGACTTTCCCACCGCTGGCGAACTACAGAAGTTTGTATTTGACCAAACAGGTATTGTGCTAAATCTCAAAGGTCGTAGCAACAAGGTCAAGTACCAAATTGCTCTAGACTGTCTTAATGGCATTGTGCCACCACAAGAACTACTGGGATCAGAAAACCCATACCTGGACAAGAATGAAGTAGTTCCAGCTGATCCTCTTAAAACTTTGCCACCACAACCTGCTGTGGTGTTTGGACATGTTCCTGTCACACAGTTTCAATGCGACACATTTCCACATCCAGATCCAGAATGGGCTGCCATGGGACAAAAATGTTCAGTGGTATTCCGCTTGTATGTCAACAACGTGATCACCTATGAAATACTAGGTCC